AGTATCATGATTTACTAACAATCTGACGTCTCGCAGGTCTGCGCCGTCAAGTGCTCCCGGTTCAATCACTTCTTCAAACATGCCACCGATATCCGTTTTTGATCCGTATACAATCGGGCGACCTTCGATATAGTCTCCGTGCGCTTCGTCATTTTTTGCCCGGATTTCAAAATTGTAATATCTTGTCACTGTCTTACTCTGCATCTTCTTCATCCTTTCCTGTTTGATACTTTTTCGCTTCTGCTGCGTCTATATAATTTAAGCTCTGCATTCTCTTTCCTGCCAACTCTGCAAGCGGTGTCAATCCAAACGCCGTTCTTTTTTCATTTTCGTACAGGTCGCCTGCATCACCGAGCAGGCGCACCATTTCTATTGTTTGATCCATTGTCATAAATGCGAGGTTTTTTGTATAAAACTGGATCATGTTGTTTCTATCTTTCTGACCTTGTGTAAACAGCGTTCTTGTGAAAGCGTTGCTGTAATGCACTACAATCGGCTCAATCGTCTTCTGATAGAATGCTTCATACTGTTCTTTTGTATAGTCGCCGGTAAGTATCGCCAGCGGCACTCCAAAATTTCTTAGTATTTTTTCATCAACAAACTTCAAAGTATCTGCATCTACTAACTTAACTTTCGGAGAAATTGGCGTATATTCCGCTTTTAAATCAAGCGGTAAGAAGCCGCTGCTATTTGTCTTTAGCTTTGCTTCCATTTCTTTGATGTTCTTTTCAACCGTTCCGTCGTCCATTAATGTGTTATATTTGACTACACCATTTACGGCATATCCGGCTTTCATCGCTTTGCTGACACCCTCTAGCAAATCCTTGTTCAACTGTAAAGTCTGTAACAGGCTGTAGTTGTCCGGCTGCCCGGATTCGTTACCGCCCATAAATTCGTTTACAGAAAAATGGTGCTTAATATGTATCACATCGCTGTACGGTATAGTCGTTTCGAATCCGTTTGCAAAATTCATCTTTACATACAGTGTTCCAGCCGTGTCCTGCTGAAATTCTACCTGAATCGGCTGCACCGGGTACAATCCATCATAGTGCCGCACTTCTTTTCCTTTGTCGTCTTTCCAAACGTGATATACAGGTATGATCCACGAATTGTAATTAAAAAAGAGATTCCATGTTATTTTTTCTATAAATTCCGAAGTTGTCATATTCGGGTTAGGCTGATTGAGTACCGCCTGAATCGAACTATTGACCGGAATTACATCCGTCTCAATCTTTCTAACATGTTTCGGGATCAGCTTTAAACATTCAGATACGATGCAGTTAAGAGCCTGCTGCACTACGTCACTTGCGTAGATATCTTTTCCGAACTGTGAAAAGATCGGCGCATATCCGTTTAACATATCCGCGTACTTAGCACTCTCTTTTCCTTTTCTTCTAAGCTTGTCAAACCATCCCATTTTTATCCTCCTGCTTTACCATCTTATTTACAATCTGTGCAAATTCATTCTTGTGCCGCCGGTACATTTCATATACACCGATTAGCGTAACCGCACCGTCTATTTCGTTATTCGTCTTTACGCATAACGCCTGCCTTTTTTCATTCATCTTTACACAAGCGTTTTTAAAACAAAACCTGTCAACCGGATTCTCGTTGTAGTTAATCAGTCCAGCTTTTAGATCTGATTCTGCAAGACGTAGTGCATTGTTTAGCGTCTCCGCATTCTGTAGCACCATTTCAAGCTCTTTTCCTTCGCGTGTCCATCCGTATTCTGTCATTCGTGTGATCCAGTCGCGGGAAAAGCGTTGATCGTACCCGCAGTACAGCATTTTTATATCATTCTCTTTATAAAGCTTATAAAACCAATCTGCTACGATCGCCAGATCAACCTCGTTGTCTTCGCATATCGTGATGTGATCGGCACTAGCCCATTCTTTATATTTTGCTCCGGCTTTATGATCGTCTCTATCCGGTTCTAATTTTGACGCCGGTATAAAATACTGTGTGTGAATGTACTTTATTCGTTCGCCCGGCTTCATCATTAATACCTTTGCGCAGCACAAATCCGTTGTCTCTGCTAGATCCACCATGCCAAGCGCAAACGATCCGCGAAAATCCTCTATGTCATACGTTGCGTTGTATGTATAATCTTCTTCATTTAACCAGCTCTCTGCTCCGTTTTGTTTTATGTTGAAATCTTTGCTAAGTACAAAGATTCTGTCTGCCTTTGATTCTTTCGCAAGCTCTACCTGCTGCTCCAGATAGTCCCATTTTTTTACTATTCCTAGCGTCGGGTTGCTTTTCTGCCAGCTTCTTTTATTCGTCCATATTTCTATTTCCGAATCTTGTGTATACAGCCAGTCCAAACGCCTAACGCTTGCGAGCGTATCGTCTTCTTTATAAATCGCCTTTCGTGCTTTTTTTAATTCACCATCCAAAAAACCTTCATAAACAAATCCCTCTGTTGTTATGATGAAAAGTTTTGGGTTATCTTTTAAGCTCTGCGACTGCTCGATTGATTTCACGATTACGTTGTCTTTCATTTCGTGAACCTCGTCCACGATCGCGTAGTCTATATTTCTGCCCTCTTTGTTTCGCGTTCTGTCTGACAACTTAAACACATGCGTATTATTCGCTTTATTCCTGATACCTTTTTGATTTTTCCAAGTATCCTTACTGTCAGGATCAATCAATAGCCGCATTGTATTTATAGCTTGATATGTAATATCTGCCTGCGCGTCGTCATTTGACGAACATACAAGATCCGCGCCCGGAGAGCCGACAATCAACTCCGCAAGAGCCAATGCCGAACATGTTTCCGACTTTGTGTTTTTTCTTGCTATCTCTAATAAAACCCTTTGGAATCGGTCGAATCCGGTTTCCGGCATTTTGAAGCTATATGTAGCTTCGATCAAAGCTTTTTGCCAGTCCATTAAAAGCATTGGTTTGTTGTAAAACGGTGATTTTGTCAATCTAACGCAATTCTGCATGAAATCCATTCTAAGATTTGCCGCATCCGTGTTATATAAATATTCGCCGCTGTTGATATCTTCGTTCAGGTTGTCAAGCTGTTGCCGCAGATCATTGCCTATGATGTATGTACCATCTTCACAGAGTGCCTTGTACCTTAAAAGGTAACTGTTGTCCGGCGTCCATATCCTTTTTTCTTGAATCAACATATTATTTCCTTAAATTCACGGTTTCGCTCTTGCCTGCCCTCGAAGTCCTGCGTTTTCCGT